ATGGGCTGGACGCGGGATGGTGTCAATAGACGTGGCGCGCTGGGTGCGCTGGGGCGATCGTTTACCGTCATGGGCTGTCCTGGTCTGTCGATATCTGTCGGACAGCTTGCCCACCCCCCCCCCCCCTGTGGCACTCCCCTTCTCTCTTAAAAAAAAAATTTTCAAATATGGAAGGGAGAGCACTAAGGGGGGGGGGTATGGGCAGGCTGTCCGACAGGCATCGACAGATATCGACAGCCCCAACCACCAAACCAGCTGACAGGCCAGTTGGCGGGTCCAGGGGCAGGGCGGTTCGTTACGCTAGCGCAGCGCGGGCCTAGGATAGGCTGCTGGCGGCCGGCGGGCGGGACTGGCATGGTGGTGGCGGGCAGGGCGCGGAACGCGCCGGGTGGGCAGAAAAAACGAATGGCCGGGCGGGGAAACCCGTCCAGCCACCCGTCCGTCCGCCCGTCCGCCCGTCCGTCCTGCCCGCAGGGCGGGCAGGGGGCCGAGGGGGTTAAAGGTCGGCGAAATCGGGCTCGGCAGTGCCCTTTGCGGCTTTCCGCGCCACGCGCGCCCGTTCGGCGGCTTTGGCCGCCGAAATGCTTGTCATTTCCGCCACGATCTGCGGGTGGCGGCGCCATCCATCAAGAGTCCGCTTCCGATCGTCATCATCCCCGGCCAAAATTGAGTTGATGCGCGCCTTTGCATCTTCCAAATCTATCTTCTTGAGTGAGGCGTAGGCTTCGGCGAACAGGGTGGTGCGCTCGGCGGTCTCGCCCCGTGGCGCGGCCCATGTGCCCGCCGCGAGCATGTCATAAGTCTCGCCACACTGCGTGAGGATATCCGACTCCGGATCGGCGTAGCTATCCATCAACTTGTTGCGCAGGCGATCGAGCGCGAGCAGCGTGACGATGGCAGGCGGCAGCCGGGATAGTTCCGCGGTGAACACCCGGCCATCGGGCTCATGGGTGCCTGGCTTAAACGGAGAGAAGGTCACGGTCTGGGCGGCGGGGTCGATCTGCATGCGGGCGCGCCGGTTGCGAGTGCGCTTGGCGGCGGTGGCTGTATCGGACATTGGTAGGTTCCTATTCCAGGAGTGACCGGGCCAGGATGGCTGGATCTAGTTCCTGCTATGCTAGCACCGGGGCGGGGCGGGGCGGGGTGCTAGCAGGGTAGGGGCTAGACTACTGTCGGATGGCGAGTGGTCGGATGGCGAGTGGCGGGCCAGCCGGCACGGGGCGCAGGCGCTATGCCCGCCTGGCAGCACGCCGCCAGCCCGCTCAGAGCCCCTACGAGCGGCTGCATGCAAGCGAGCTGCTGGGGGGTAATCCGGCCGTCGGCCAGATCGGACTCCCAGATGAGTAAGAAGGTGGCGGCTTCCAGCGGGCTGGCGAAGATGGGGTGGGGGGTGCGGCTGGGGCTGGGGCTGGATGATGTCATGGTGGTGTTCCTTAGCTGGCTGACTAGCGGGGTGGGGGGTGGCCGGGCTGGCCGTCTCTGCCCCAACACCAGCACCCTAGCAGATAGCTGGGGGGGATGCAACGGGCGAAGGGTAACTGGCGATTGCTCAACACGCAGGGCTGGCGTGGGCAGCACGCATGGCTGGTGGGTCGGGCCGGCGTAGCGGGCTACCGTAGACCTATGCGCTAGGCGCATGGGCAGGTAGTTACTGGCAGCGTAACGAAATCATTCCGGGTGTGTTGTTACGATAGGCGATAGGAATCAATTCCTGCCCGCTGGGCAATACCTGAGTAGTATTCCCCAAGTTGTTAGTATTGTTACCTCCTTAGTGGTAACAACGATCGTCCTGCGAGAGCGTAACGATGCAGTACTCAAGTGTAACGACAAGTCGTTATCCCCAATTAACGTTAGCAGTTACTCCTCGTAATGATAAGGTCATTACTAAGGTGTAGAAGGTAACGACCTGTCGAACGATAGTAATACACCTTACGCTCAAGTAACGATACAGTATAGAGGGCCCCTTGTGCAAGTATTGGGGGAGGGGGGCGCCTCCCCACGAATTTTCCCGAGTTCCAAACACTTTCAACCCTATCGGGCTATCGCACATCGCGCTGACGCGCGATTAAGGGAGGGGGGCGATTATGGAATGTCGCCCGGTAAACATTCCACCCTAGCGCGCAGTGCCGCCCGAATAACCCCTCTGAATTGTCTTGACCGGGTGCTACATGCCCACCACAGTGCACCCAGGCCCCGGCGTTGCGGGCCAGCTAAGGAGCCCTCCCTTGATGATGCAACTTAACGATCTTTCTCCCGCTTGGCTCGCGCGCTTCATGGGAAGCACGGCCGCGCAGGCGGCGCCGGAGAGAGCACAAGAGTTGCTTGAAGGGTTCCTGGCGCGAGCGCGCCGGAAGGGGGAGGAAGGCTTAGGTGGGGGCCTTGAGTCTTCCTCTCCCGCGGGGCTAGCTTTCGGTCCGCCGGGGTCGAAATGAAGATCGAGATCAAGGTAATTCCCGCTCGGCGACAGAGGTATTCGACGGTGGGGGATTGGTTCTTCTCCGCCGACGGCCGCACCCTTCGAGTGCGGGTTAGCCAGATGGCCGACCGGCGGAGTGAGATTGGCGTTATCCTGCATGAGCTAACGGAAGCCCTCTACTGCGAGCAAGCAGGCATCAACGCGGATGTGGTCGATGCGTTCGACCTTAAGTTTAACGAAGAGGGCGAGCCGGGCGACCAACCTAACGCGCCCTATCATGTGCAGCATGTCCTTGCGACGAGGGTCGAGCGGATTGTGGTTGAGGAACTAGGGCTTCCTTGGGCAGAGCACGATCGAATTGTTAAGGAGGCGGACGCACAGCGTTCGGAAAAGTGATGGTAGAAGTTCTTCCAGTTGGCAGCGATATTGACTTTGCCATGGTGACACCACAGCCCGCCCTCGGGCGAGTGGCGCTGCCGAAGGTTTTGGCCTTTGGGCAGAAGGGTGTGGCAAGTGTCGCGGCTGGTGGCTCTGTTCGGGGAGGCGGGCCGACTCTCGCGGCGGCGGTTAATACCCTTGGGGTTGTGAGCGCAAGCGCCACGCACTTCAGCCTCCCAGTGGCCACGGTGGTGGGTCTTGGCGGAGATGTGAACGTTTTCAATAATGCGACTGTCGCAGCCTTGCTCGACACGCAGGGCGCGGACAGCATCGACGGCGGGGCTTCGAGCGTTAGCGCAACGCTGAGTGGTGGGGCACGGGCTGTATTCGAGGTGCAGGGTATTACCTCCCTCGGGGGCGGTGCCTGGGTGAGCTTCCTCAAGGGGGCGAAGTCCGCTTAACGGGCCGGCACTTAGTCTGGTAACAAGAAGGACTCCGGGAATGAAACACACTGGCGGTAAGGGCGGGAACGGGAGCAGTAAGGAAGGCCCCTCCGGGGGCCATCGTCCAGGCTCGACAAGTAAGCAGGGCGCTGGACCAAGGAGCGCCTCGAGCGGTCCCCACGGGCATGCTTCGCTTAAGGAGGCCCACGAGCACCAGGGCCATATCGCTCATCCTGGCCGCAAGCCAAAGGATCGGGAGGATTAACGAGTGGCCAACAATCTTTCGTCCTTTACGGATGCCCTTATGGAGGCCAACCATTCCGCGCGGGGAGCGGATGGTAAGGGCGCCAAGAAGATGGCTGCGAAGTCGAAGTTCATCTCTAAGGGCGGCCGCGGGCGGGGCGCGGTCGCGAAGAAGGCTGCCGGTCGGCGGAAGAAGAAGGGTTGGTCGGACCGCGAGGACGATGAGGATGGACGGTAGCGGCGGGCTAACGAGGTATGATGAGGAAAAGCTCTCTGGTCGCCGCAGGCAGTCAGGCGCGCTTAACCTTACCCGTTTGACTGGCAAGCACCTTCGGATCGTTAACTTCCACCTCACCGGGATGAAGGGCAACGATATCGCCCAGATTATGGGGATGACACCCGTCTCCATAAGCCGCGTTCTGAACGATCCCCTTGTCAAGGAGGTCGTTCAAAACCGTTTCACGGATATCGACAACGAGCTATTTGCCAGCGCAACGAAGGTCGTAGGGGAGAAACTCCAAGACGAGGACCCTGCGATTGCCCTTCGGGCAGCGGACATGGTTTGGCGCTCGAGGGGACGTTACGAGAAGCGGGTGGACGAGCGGCCAACTGCGGAGGATGTAGTGCAGAAGATGCTCGAGATCGCCGCCCGGCGGGGGCAGGCTAGCCTCACCGTGACGGCGGGGCCGGCAAGGGAAACGCCAGCACTCGACCCCTTGCTTGAGCTTGAGGGGAGCGCGCTATGAGCGGCACCACCCAGGAGCCCTTTGCGGGATTGGTAACAGCGGGCGTCCAGATCGTCAAGGTCATTAATATGATCGCCGCTACGGTGGGCAACCCAAATGGACAGCTCGCAGGTCAAGCGGGCTCCGCAAGTGAAGCGCCTGATATTGTGTGGGACTCGACTAACGCGCAGCTTTGGATCTGCATCGTTACAGGGTCTAGCGCGACCGCAAAGTGGGTTAATTTCCTGCAGGGGAGCACCGGGGGGGATGCTTCCCCTTTGGTAGTTACTGCCGCCAGTGGCGAAACCCTCCCTCTCGCACAATGGCTTACAGCCGCCGGACTCGCATTAATCCTTTCATCTCTCCCGCAAGCCACAACGCCAGGTGCCATTCCCATCGTGAACCATAGGTCGCTACCTGTTGGCAGCCTCTACATGGATCATGGCCTTCTCTGTCAGGTGCAGCCCTAATGCGTAACCTTCTCCTTGCCATCCTCCTTGCCCTTGCTCCACTAGGCGGCGGGGCATTCGCGCAGTTCGCGCCGTCACCAAGCTTTTCATCGCTGTGGGTAGGCGGCCTCACCCTCGGCGGCGCCCTTATATTAGGAAACTGGACCACCGCCACACGGCCATCGTCGCCAGCCCAGGGTGAGACCGGGTGGAATACAACGATTTTGGCGCTTGAAACTTGGAACGGCACGGCATGGGTAACCGGAGGCGTGACGCCGGGCGGAACGATTACAGGCGGGGCGCTCAGCGGCACCGACGTGTCCAACGCTACCGTGATAGAGGCAAACTCGATACCGCAGCACTTGGATGCGGGCGTGCCGACAACCGTTGCCATTGTGGCGGGGATGGCCAGTAACGCCAGCTTAGTAGCCATGAACGCATGGAGCACTCTCAGTGGCCTCACCACTATTGCTGAGGCCGCTTACTCGATCGCCACTGCGGCGCTCCCGGCCTCCGGCGGGACGCACACCGGCACGCTAACGCTTACCGGCCTTCCAACAACTTGTTCTGGCCAACCAACCAATAGTGTCGCGGTGATCGCAGGAGTTCTCACACTATGCCCATGATGCGCATCCTTGCCCTCGCTGCTTCCCTCGTTCTCCCGATCGTCACCCTGGCCCAGCAGCAGATAAACGCAGCGCAGAAGCCAGCAGACCCAAAGGCGCCGTAAAGTAAATAGGATAGAGGGCTTAAAAGATGAAAGCTTCTTTCACGGCAGCGGGCGTAAGTCCTTCATTCTTCCCAACAGACCCCGGCAACCATTTTCAGGTGCAAGCATGGCATCTCTACATTAGCGGGACGATGGGAGCCGCAGGCTCTCTCCAGGTCCAGTATAGCCCCGACGGGTCGAACGTTTCAGACGCCGCAGCAAGGTGGTTCGCTCCGGTCGCGCTTCAGGCTGGCTCGGTGGGCGACACATGGTTCCAAGCAAGATTTAGGCGGCTCCGCTTCGTCTTTACCGGCGGCGACGGAACGACAAATCTTGTTGCGGAGGTTGTGTAATGAGGTGGCTTCGGGGCGGTGTAGCTCTTGGTGGACTTTTAGCGGCGAGTGGGCTTGCTTTTGGGCAGCCCGCAACCGGCGGACTTGGGCCGGGTCTAGCAGCGGGCTACATAACGGCAGTAACGCAGCCTGTTGGCGACAACAGCACGAAGGTGGCCACGACCGCGTTCGTAGCGGGCGGCCTTCCCTCCGGCACATCGTCGCAGGTCTATGTTGGCACGGGCGTGGCTGGCGTTCTCGCCCCGGCCTCAGCAGTCCCGGCTGCGGCGTTAGCCACGGCCATCCCCTCGGTTGCTACCTCGGCTCCCGAATGCGGCACTGGCGCGGCTGGCGCGGTCGCGGGCTGTGGAGCGGGGATGGTACTTCCGAATGGCACGACAGCGACCACGCCAGCAGCGGGCAATAACAGCACGAAAGTGGCCACGGCGGCGTTCGTAGCTCCCATGTACTCTCCGATCTTCGGGATGGGCTCAGACGGGGCGCTTACTTGTTCCTCCGGTACGACAACCTTGGCGAGAGGGATGCAGTACACAAACGTCACGATTAATGGCTCATGCCAGATCGTGACGGCGAATGAGCCAATTCAGGCGACTGGCACATGTGACCTTTCCGCCGCGCCCACGGCCGCCATAGTCAATAATGGCCCCGCTGGAAATTCAGCGTCGGGCTTTACACCGGGGTCGGGAGTCAATATCCCCGGCATCAATTCTGCTGGACTGGTGGGGTCTTACTCGCCATTGAATGCTACCCCGCTCGGGGGGGCGGGAGGCACTGGGATTGGCGCAAACGGTGCTGGGTCTTCTACTGTAAACGCTTTTGGCGGAGGGTCTCCAGGTGTTGGATCGAGCGGAGGTACTGGTTCCGGCTATGCCGGCGGCGCTGGCGGCGCACAAGGATCGCCAGTAGTAACGACCGCGTCATTACCAGTCCCCTTGCTCTTTTGGAATAATTTTAGCGACGGGGGCAGCGTCTTTCATTCATCTGCATCTGGCCCCGCTGGAGGTGCTGGAGGAGGTGATGGCACCAACAAAGGCGGGGCTGGTGGTAATGGCGGCCTCGGCGGCGGCAATATTCTTCTGGCCTGCCGCGTGATCGCCCGAGGCTCGAATACGAACACCAGCATCATCCAAGCCAAGGGCGGCAACGGCGGCAATGGGGGCCTCGCTGCCGGCGGCAATGCAGGTGGTGGTGGTAGCGGGCAGGGAGGTGGCGGTGGATGGGTGCATATCATTGCTGAGATTCTGACCGGCAGCCCGATCGCTAATGCGGTAGATGTTAGTGGAGGTAATTCCGGCAATGGCGGAAATGGCGTGGGAACCGGCGGCGGTGGTTTGATCTCCGCTGGATCGTCGGCCGGCGGCTACCAACTTGATGTTATTAGTGCCCCATCGAGCACCCTGGTTGTCACGCCCCAAGGCGCGACTGGGCGGACTAGTGGCACCGCACCATCCGGCGTCACTGGCGGCACAGGTGGGGTAGGCGCTACTGCGCAAGGAGCCTTGTAATGACCACATTCATCGACGCCTTCGGGGCGACCGTAACCGGAAATGCCGACGGCTCCTGGAGCCGTGGAGGAATCATGATGGGTCCGTGCAGTCAGGCCCAGGCAAATGCTGCCTTCTCTGGTATGGCCCCAGCAGACTGGGTTCCGCCGATCCTGCCACCTTCCCCGGTGATGCCGCTGCCACAGTATATGGCTATGGTGCCTCAGGCGATCCGCCTGGGTATGTGGTCCAAGATGGTGAGCGATACCACCTTAGCAGACAACTACAATGCTTGGATGAACGGTGTGGTGACGAACGGCGGCATCGTTGATGTGACGCAACCGGCCCTCGCGACGTTGCTTAACTATTGCGTATCGAAGTCGTATATGACCCAGGCCCAGGCGAACGCGCTCCTGGCTGTGCCGCCGACCTGAGCCCAGGCGTAAGGCACAAGGCACAAGGTGCCTTGTATCTTGCGGGCAGCGGCTTGATAGGAGCACGAAATACAATGGACGACCCACGACAGGATATTACGCCTCACCCAGATCCGACGCGACTGACAACTGAGCAGTTGACTGAACGTTTGCATGCCCAACGCGAATTGATCGAAACGCGGCTGGATGGTATGGATAAGGCCATCTCGGTTCTTGCCTCATCCGCTCCAACGCTATCGACGGACGTTGAACGCCAGATCAGGCATCTTCGAGAATTGCTCGAAGAACGGTTTCGGGGGATCGAACGTCGGTTCCTCGATCAAGCCGATCGCGTGGACGAGCAAAAGAAGGACACCGGCACGGCAACAGCGGCAGCGTTACAAGCCCAGAAAGAAGCCGCGAACGCGCAAAATATCTCCACGGCGAAGCAAATCGACGGGCTATCCACCCTATTCAATAGCAATTTCGCGGGGATTAGCAGTCAGTTAAGTGCCTTAACGGGCAGAGTGGATCGTGGAGAGGGAACAGGCACTGGTGCAGCTACGCAGAAGAACGAGCATCGTCTCGATACTGGGGTTGCCATCGCCGCCGCCGTTCTTGTTGCTACTGTCATCTCTCTCGCCGTTGCACTTATCGGGCATTTTCACTAGGAAGTACCCATGAACTTCGTCATTCTCCTGATCGTCATTCTACTCCTGTTCGGAGGCGGATATGGCTATCATGTTGGCTGGCATCCTGGCCTTTGCAGTGGGCTCGGCGGTATGGGTGGTATCTTGCTATTGGTGCTGATCGTGCTTTTGCTGAGCGTCCGGCTGTGAATTCAACGGTGTAGCCCTCCGAGAATCCCTTGGTGGGGAAATAATAAAGAGCGCCTACTATGCTCGCCAAAAGGATATCGACAATGCCGAATGTTGGTCAGGGCGGTGAGGCAAACATATACGTTTCCAAGTGGATTATTGGGATTGTGCTGACTGCCTTTCTCGGTGTCTCGCTGGGATGGGCGTTTGACCTCATTCGAGGGTCTGGGGTATCAGCGGCGACCGAGTCCGCCCTCAATGATACGGTTAAGGAGCACTCACAACGCCTCGAAGCACTAGAGCGTAACCAAGTCTTGGTTGCCGGGGATATCGGCAGCATTAAGCGCGGCGTGGAGGATATACAAAGCATGCTAAGGGGTAGAAAATGAGTGAAACACCGGAGCAAAAGGCAGAATCCTTGGCTGAGCCCTTCGAGGGATTTTCGGCGCGTCCTTACCTCGACACAATGGCTAATCCCCCCGTGGTAACACAGGGGTTTGGCTCGACGACACGAAATGGAGATGGCAAGACACTGATCCGCTTGACTGATCCGCCAATATCCTTGTCTATAGCACGATTGTGGATGGCGAACGAGTTGCACCGCGTCGCGGTCGCGGTCGCGGAGTCCGTCAGGGTTTGGCTTACAATAGATCAGGTGGCTGCACTTGCGGATTTGGCCTATAACATCGGCATCGGCGCGTTTCGTAGCTCGACGTTGTTAAAGAAGTTGAATGCTGGGGACTATGAGGGCGCGGCCGCAGAGATCGACCGATGGGATCACTCCGGCGGGGTGGTTGTAGCTGGGCTACTCCGGCGTCGAGTGGCTGAGACAGCACTGTTTAAGGCGCCGGATAAAACAACAGGAGATGACGCATGACTTTCAAAACATGGGTGCAACAGCCCTCTACCATTCTTGGTATTGGTCTATTCGTTGGGACTGCCGCCGGCGTTGTCACCTATCTGGTGAGCGGCAATGCTACACTGGCAGTGGGTATCGCAACGGGAGTCTGTGGCGCTCTCGCCATGGTGCTACCGGAGGCGCCGACTACCCAGGCCGACGTGAATAAGTTGGCCGGCGACATGATTGCCGCCGTGGCGGCGAGGAATTGGGCCGCTGCCTCCGCCATTATCGCGGATATCGCCGCTGTTGCACATGACGTGGCAGCTATCAGAGTCGCGCAGACGACTCAGGTTGCTCGCGATACCCACGTCGATGCGGTGACGGCGGCGAACCATACTGAACTCATTGTCGGTCAGACGAAGATCGCCGAAATTATCAAGGAGTAATCTCATGAACATCTCTCGTCGCGCCCTCGGGGGCATCTCTACCGCCGCGATCCTGACAGCCGCTGGACTTGGGGCGTGTAGTACCTCTACCACGACCGTTTCGCAAGGGGCAACGGATGCCGCATTGATCGCCTCGGGCATCGCAGCGGCGCTGGCCGCCGTGCAAACTATCCCCGGTGTCTCAAGCGCGCTCATCGCCCAACTCCAGGGCTATGTCGCGACTGCCCAGGCGGCTGCTACTGCGATCGCCTCGGCAACTGTTGCGACGGGGGCGAACCTCGCCCAGTCGATAGAGGCTGCCGTTAAGGTGGCAGCGCCGTTGCTTCTTTCGCTAATTCCTGGGAGCTCTGCGCTCGTCAGCACGGTTACGCCCCTCGTCAACGCGGCAATATCGCTTATTTCGTCGCTGCTTTCTGAGTATGGCGTGACGAGCGCGATACCCTCTATCGTGGTGCCTGAATACACGCCGGCCGAGGCGCGCCTTATCCTTCAGGGCGCAATGGTGAAGTAACGCTCAAGAGGGGTAGTCTATCATGACAAACTTTCGTGGGATGCAACTTGGTCGGCTACCCTATGACTCTGCGCAAGTAGCGCGGGCGCCGCAACTTGAGGGGAGGTTCCGAGTGTTGGCGGCGCCTCCTTGGCGGCTTCATCGCGAGAACATTCTATATCAGCCGGGGCTCGATAGGAACGACGTGCTCGGTGATTGTGGCGCGGTTGGGATAGCAAATGGCGCGCGAGCAGAAGCTGCCCTTCAGGACTTTTCGATTGATATCTCGACGGACCAAGTGGTCGCCCTTTATGAGAGGTTTGGCTACCGGCCGGATGATCCTAAAAGCGATCAAGGCGTTCGCCTATTGGACGTTCTTACTAGTCAATCGCAGAAGGCTTGGCTCGCCGAGGATCAAATGCCGCTGACAGGTCCATGGGCTACTTTCGACCCTCAAGATCGTATAATGGCTGCGCGGGTTATGAGCAATGTTGGATGGTGCTATAGTGGGTTTGATCTTGCCCTAGCTGACCAGGAGGCAGACGTTTGGGATACTGCCACGCCCGCGAGCGCAGGCGACTCCACGCCGGGGTCTTGGGGAGGGCACTGCGCGGATGAACTTTACTATAATGGTCTTGAGGATACTGATTTGGTCTATCTCGCGACCTGGGGAAAGGTCCACCCAGCGACATGGCGGTGGATTAAAAGTCGAAAGGTTGAAACGCATGCTGTTCTTTGGCGCCCTATCGCGGGGATAGACTACGAACGGTTGTGTGAGGATGTAGCTTCCTTTGCGGCGGGTGCTTAAATGACCTCCGAGCGCCTACTGATCGAGACATTGCTCCGCATCCCCGACAAGGAGGGCCGGGATGTAGATTTTCTTCTCAATCAGGATCAAGCTGCCTTCGACGATGCAATGACGGGGCGGGATATCATCGCTAAGTATCGTCAGGGTGGCTTCTCGACCTATCCCCTCGGACGCGCGCTAGTGCGGTGCCTTGGCTATCGAAATCGCCGGCATGTTATAATTGCCCACAACACGGACACAACGCGGAAGTTGCTCGATCGCATTCACTATATGATCAAGTGGCTTAAAGCTCCCGAACCTGACCTTAAATACTCCACGCAGAACTATATTGTCTTTAACAAGACAGATAGTTCAATCTTTATCGGGACCGCCGGGAGTGGAGACTATGGCGTGGGAGATACCATAACCGATTTGCATTGTAGTGAGGTAAGCCGGTGGGCCGGCGTCGATAATCTTCTTTCAGGTCTTTTCCAGGCAGTTCCTCCGAGTGGCAATGTCTTAATCGAGAGTACTGGCCATGGCATGGGAAATTGGTTCCACAAAGCTGTGATGCGGGCGACGACTGGTGTGGGTTATAAGTTGCACTTCTTCAACTGGCTTAAAGTTCCAGAGTATTCCCTTGATATGACGGAGGTCGCAGCTGCTAACTTCATGAAGCGACTTGACGCTACCCTCGAGGAACCGCGCTATGCGGCGGCGGGCCTCTCGGCAGGGCAGCTAATGTGGCGGCGGATGAAGTTGGCTGAGCTAAATTATGACATGCGTCTCTTCAAGGAGAACTATCCTATTACCCTTGATGAGTGCTTCCAGGGGACGGGCTTTAGTCTATTTCCTGAAGTGAATTTTGTCTCCACGCCGGATTGGCAGGCGGAAAGCCCTTGGCTTAGTCGCTTGCGTGACCATCCAAAACCCAGCGTTGGCTACGTCGCGGGCGTGGACGTGAGTGCTGGTGTGGGGCAGGATTTCCAGGTTCTCGAGATCTTCGAGGCGGAAACGGGTGAACAGGTTCTTGAGTATCGTAATAATGGGATAGAGCCGGACCGCTTCGCGGACATTGCGGCGGAACTTTGTACTGAGTTTAATATGGCCTATATAAACCCCGAGAGGAACAACCAGGGTATTCTCTTTGTTAAGCAGCTCCTCGCCTCGAACTATCCTCGAAAGCGCATCCATCAAGGGCGCGCTTCTTCAGGTCGGATAGAGGGCAATGAGGTAGCTACACTTGCCGAATATGGCACCTATACAACCAGCGTCATGAAGGCGCTCATGATCGGAGCCCTTCAACAGCAACTACGGCAGGACCTCACAATCCACAGCGAGGTCTTTCGGATGGAGACTAGTTCCTTCGTCCAAAAGGCAGCGGGGCAAATGGAGGCTGAGGAAGGTTGCCATGATGATTGCGTTATGGCTGGGGCACTCGCGGCTTATGCGCGGCCGAGGGCCGCTCGGCTGTTCGCAGGCGCGCGGGAGAGAGATCGGCGGGCGCGCTCTCTAACAACGCGGCAGACCTTCGAGGCGGGGCGCGCGATCGACGAGCTAGTCGCACGGTATCGCCAGGGCGGGCTAGCAGCTTTGCCGATTGAGCCTCATGTGGAGTAGGATCATGAGAAAGCCAATCGTTGTGCTTGACTTCGACGGTGTATTGCATAGTTATAGCTCGGGATGGAAAGGTATCGCAGAGATAGCTGACGGTCCGACTGAGGGACTTGCGAATTGGCTCCAAGAAGCCAGTAAGCATTTTCGCCTTGTGGTTTACTCAAGTCGTTCTGGGCAAGAGCCAGGTCTTGATGCAATGAAAGTCTGGTGGGTTAAATGGGGTTTGCCTGCCTGCGTCGAGTTTTGGAAAGAGAAGCCGCCTGCCTTCGTGACGATCGACGATCGGGCATTGACCTTCACAGGGAAGTGGTCTGATTTCCCGCCGGAGCGACTTCTTTCTTTCAAGCCCTGGAATGCGAGATGAATATTCTCATTATATCCAAGTTAGGCGACGCTCAAGGGTTAGCCCAGCGGATGGCTTTTGAGGGCCACCATGTCGCGATGTGGATCAAGGATCCGGCCTATAAGCACTCGGGTTTTGGCATTGTTGAAAGACCCGAGAGCTGGCGTGAAAAACTGCGGTGGTGCGACTTCATCCTTGTGGATATGGTTGGGGTAGGCTCCTTTGAAAAGACCTTTAAGACTTTTGGTAAACCTTACATAGCCTGCTCACCGGCGATGGATAAACTTGAGCTTGATCGCGCGGAAGGAATGAGACTTTTCGCGGAGGTTGGGATTGAGGTGCCAGAAACTTGGTCTTTCTCCTCAGCGGAAAAAGCCCATGGGTTCTTTGTTGGGCTAGATTGGGGTGAAGGGTTTGTCGTGAAAGCTGATGGTAACCTCGGCTGTGCCACAACTCGCTTGGTGAAGGACCCTGATCAACTTGAGTGGGTCTTTGATCAGTATAAGGCCGCGACAAGTATAATCGTGCAAAGGATTATTAAAGGGGTTGAGGTTTCCACAGAGGGTTGGTTTAACGGTCGGGATTTTATTAAGCCGTTTAACCACACCTTCGAGGAAAAGCGTTTTATGGAGGGCAATCTTGGCCCTAACACGGGCTGCGCGGGGAATGTGGTAATTGCTCGGGAGAGCAATCGTCTAACGAAGGCAACCGTCGAAAGGATGAAGCCCTTCCTCGTCCGCGCGGGCTATAGAGGGCCGCTCGACGTGAACTGTATAGTTAACGCGAAGGGCGCATTCGCGCTAGAAGCGACCGCGCGGTTGGGGTATGATGCTATTGAGGCTCTACTTGAGGGAGTCCGAGGCGGTGTTGGTGATTTTTTCCAAGAAATAGCTCTTGGCCGTATGGAAAAGATGGAGATTTCACCAGACTACCTAATCGGTGTGCGGCTTACAGTGCCTCCCTACCCAACAGAAGCGCCTGGCTTAAAAGGTGTATGGGGCGAGCCTATTCTTGGGGTTAACGAGAACAATATCAGCCATTTATGGCTCTGTGATGTTTGCCTTAATAAGGAGGATAAGTTCTTCAAGACGGGCGGTGCTGATGGATTAACTCTTGTGGCGACCGCTCGAGGTGAAGACGTAGCTATGGCCCGTCGACGAGTCTATCGCACACTTGACAACATCCGGGTTGGCGATAAGCAATACCGGCGAGATATCGGTCTCCGCGTTGAGGGGGACATTAAACAACTTGAAGAATGGGGTTGGCTTAAATGAGCGACACGGGATATAACCAAGGCTTCAATGACCAGGCTCCAGCAAAGCCGGGCACTCGACTTTACTCGGGCTATAAGAGTAGCGGGGAGCCTGATGGCTCGTGGTGGCTCACCCAAATTCGGAAAGGGATAGCCTACCGGAAGCATTGTGCCTATGAGGCAAGATGGCAAACATGGCGTAAATATTATCGGGGAGAGTATGAGTCAGGCGTCCTGCCTGTTAATATCTTTTTTAAGATGGTCCGTACGCTCGTTCCTCGAGTTTATTTCCGTAATCCTTCAATCGCAATTTCCTCGACAAAGCCAGGTGACGATCATTACGTGCTTGCCCAGATACTTGAGCGGATTGACAACAAACTCGTCCAGACGATGCACGTTAAGCGCGCGATTAAGCTAATGACGCAGAACGCTTTCATGTTCGGAACGGGAGTGGGGAAACTTGGATATGGGGCCGAATTTACGCCGACGCCTGACTTTCTTGATAGCGACGCACCAGAGGGGAAGGATAAACTACATTCCTCGACAGAGTTTAACGACTTGGTGCAGCCGAATATGCCTTGGTTTATGTCGGTGCATCCAGGTTCTTTCATCGTCCCGGTTGGATGCACAGATATTAACAGCACGAGGTGGGTGGCCCATTGGGTTAGGCGGCATGTTGATGACGTGAGGGCAGACCCGCGATTTAAGCACACGGCCGATATCAATGTTGCGAAGAGTTACTTTAGCGAAGTCGATCAAACCAGTCGGCCTCGGGAAGAGGGTCTTGTTGACCTCGTAGAAATTAGGGACAAGAAGAGCGGACTGGTCTTCGTCCTCGCGCCCTACCACCACAATAAAATTCTTTACTGCGACGACGACGAGTTGAGCCCAGACAAGCATGTTCCTTTCTTCCCTCTCATCTTTAATGAGGATGATAGCTACTTTTGGGGCGTGCCCGACGCGCAGATACTCGACCCCCAGCAGAGGGAAATCAACGAGATTAGAACGCTGGCGATGAAACACCGGCGGCTTTCGCTCGTGAAGATGCTCGCCAAGCGCGATGCTCTGACACCAGATGAAATGGCAAAGCTCACCGATGAAAGTGTCGATCCTGTTGTGCAAGTAGATGGCTCGCCAATGGGGGATGTTAGGCCGATGGAAGCGGCAAATATTCCTCAGGGCCTCGTAACGATGGATGCCCTCGTTGAGAGGGACGTGCAGGAAATCCTTGGGCTGGGCGCTAACCAGTTTGGGGAGTATGCTCCGGGATCGGCGGATAGATCGGCGACCGAAGCTAATATTGTCAACCAAGCCACTCAAATCCGGATGGACGAGAGAAGGGATACAGTAGCTGACCTTATGGTTGCCTTGATGGAACAGACCCATCAAATCATCTTCAATCGGTGGTCGGAGGATCAGATTGTTGATCTGGTTGGGCCGGGAGGAGTGCAGATTTGGGTCAAGTTTCGCCCAGAGGAACTACGCAACGGTGGCTATAATGTGATGATCGACCCCGACTCGAGCCTTCCGGAGACCAAGGAACGGAAGGAGCAGAAGGCTGTGCAAGTCTATGGGCTTCTCTCGAAGAACCCTTTGATCGACCCTCACCGACTTACTAGTTACCTTTTGAGGGCACTCCACGGGGCAGAGTTCGACGATATGATGCTCCAGCCCGAGCAGGCACGCCAGATGGCGGCCTCCGCGGCGGCGAAAGCGGGAGGAGGGCCAGGGATGAGCCCTGGTAGCCCTATGAGCGCGCAGCAATATCAGCAGATGCTACCGCAACTAAGAGCAATACAGGGTGGAGGGGGGCAGGTTCCACAGAGGGGATGAATGGTGGAATGTCACCCGGTAAACAATCAACCATAGAGGGAGGTAGAAGTGCCAACCTACCGTTATGTCTGTTCTGAGGGGCATAGTCTTGAGCGGGAGTGCTCCATCAAGGAGATGGAAACTTTCGAGGCCCTTCTAAATATCTGCCCACAGTGTGGGCAGCTTCTTGGGAGGGACTTTTCGATCGGCCGCCCAATTGTGTTCCACGCGGGTTTCTATGAGCACATAAGCGAGACGGGTCAGCATATCTCTTCGATGGGCGAACTGAAGAAAGTCGCGCGGGATAACGGCAATTACTCGCAATACGCGGAGGATATGGGCTCCGCTTTTCTGGCGAAGGAAGGACGATGGATATGAATACAACCGCTGTTACCGAGAAACCCTCAACTGCAAATAGGAGCGAACTCGCAGCCAACGCTGTTCGGGTTCGACAAATCAACCATGGGGAAAGGCTTGACACACTTCAGACGCTGGCCGACGATGCCGGCGTCACGACGGCGCCCACAGATGGCTTGCTCCTCATAAGGTTCGCCCCTGACGGCGAAGTTACTCCCTACGTCCTCCGGCTTGGACTGATGTCAGAGGGCCGACTTGAGAGAGCAATCATGCCTATCTATTCTACGATCGTTCGGGTCCGTGCTCAGGCGAACCAGATCATGCGGCGGAAGCATTTCGAAGAACAACAGGCAGCTCACGCTGCTGAGGAGATCAAGTAATGTGGCGCAATCAACTTCTGAACGGTGCAACGTGGGCGCCTGAAGGCGGCGAGAGTGGCTCTACGACCGAGCCGACGGGTAGCACGGCGGCGCCGACGGCGGGCGGAGGGGCTGGTGATCCCCCACCTTGGGCAAAGGATCTTAACACCGCTGTCGGGGGTTTGACAGGCACGATCAAAGAACTTTTGACGTTGGCCGCTCGGCGGGAACAACAGTCTCCTCCGCAGCCGGCCCAGTCGGCCCAGTCGGCCGATGATGACGATGATGAGCCGACCGCCGAGGAACTTGAGACTCTCAGCCGAGCAGACTTCGGCAAGCATATCGTTAGCGCCGTGCTCAAGGCGGTGAACAAGCAAGTGGTTGAGCCAATCAACCAACAAATTCAGAGTATCACCCAGCACACAACCCGGAACGAAATTCAGGGCTCGGTGAAGGAACTAGCTGCCCAAAACAAGGACTTCTGGGAGTGGCAGCCCGAGATGCTCGCGCTCGCTAACGAGAACAGGGGCATGGCGCCGAAGCGCCTTTATCAGTTGGCTAGGGCTGATAACCCAACCAAGGCGAAGGAGCTAGACACTAAGTATGGCGAGAAGAAGCCAACTGGCGAAGGCAGTGGGCGGGTTCGTTTCAAGGGGTTTGGGGGGCTGACGCCCTCGCAGAGCGGATCGGGCGGGAAGGCTCGAAATATGGGGGGCAGCGAGGCCGCGAAGACCGCGTGGGCCGAAACGGTTGCCGCCTTGGGCGGCGAGCCTGACTTCTCGGAGGAGTAACGAGCCATGGCTATCAACAGCCTTACGCAGTTTCTGGACAACCTCTATACCACAACGTGGCAAAATCGAATGGAGGGGGTCGCCGACAACGTGTTTAATGCAACGCCCTTCTGGTTCTGGATGAAGGATAAGGGCAAGCTGAAGGAGCAGCGCGGCGGTCGGTTCATTGAGGAAAACCTTGAATACGCGACGAACAACAACATCACCTGGGTAGACAAGGGCACGACGGTCAGCCTGAATGATTTCGAGTTCTTGACGGTCGCGCTCTACAGCTGGCGTTACTTGGCAGCCAGTATGGTCCGCTTCGGCACCGATGACCAGAAGAACAGCGGCAAAGCGAAGATCATGTCGCTGATGAACAGCAAGCTCGACAACACAGAACAGTCGCTCATCACCGAGTTCGAAACTCGACTGGTCGGCGGTCCTGGTACGATCACGGCAAACTCGACGACGGCACAAGCACAGGCTTTCGATGGCTTGCAGTGCCTTGTGGCGAACAACCCGGCCGCGAATCTCGGGGGAAATGGTGTGGCCGTTGGGGGGATTGACTCCTCGCAGCCGCAGTATGCCTGGTGGCGAAACCAATCCTATAATATGCTTAACCAGTCCTTCGCTACTGGCGGCGTTAACCAAATGCGGACGATGCTCAACAACTGCATGAACAACCGACGAGAAGATCGCCCGGACATTCTCCTCTCGGATCAGTGGACCTACGAGCAATATGAAGCGAGCATTCTGACCTACTACCGGACGCCGAATAGGAAGTTGGCTGATGCTGGCTTCGAGAATCAGGCTTTCAAGGGTATCCCGATGGTTTGGACGCCCGCGTTGAACGGAGAGGACTCGTCGGCGCCGGTGTCGGGATCGCTCTATTTCCTCCACACGCCATCCCTCCAGCTTGTCTATGATCCGGCGGTGTGGTTCGACATGACTGAGTGGAAGCCTATTCCGGATCAGGTGAACGATCGCGCGGCGCAGATCGCCTCGGCTTGCGCGTTCACCACCAACCGGCGGCGCGTTCAAGGCGTTATCTACAACATCAACACGATGTGACGGAGAACGATTATGGGTGCTAAACAGATTTTTCAGACGGCTCTTACTGATGTTTACTACAATCCGGGAGTCTGGAAGGAGCAGCCCGGCACAATCCGGCATGAGAACAACTCTGTCTATAAGTATGTGGCGTTCAGCGGGACGACAGCCGTTGCGGCGGGGGATGTGGTATGCTACGTAGCTTACGCTAGCGACGGCGCGGAGCAGGTGGTGGACGGCGCCAACACTGCGCTCGGGGCGGGCGTGGCAATGGCAGCGGTGGCAGCTGGAGTTGTGACGACGGGCGCGGTTGCTTACGCCGTTGGGTGGATCCAGATCAAGGGCAAGGCTACCTTGAGCACCACGCCACAGAACACGCCCACGTTCGGCGCGGCACTTACGACTTCGGGTGCTGCCGCTCCGGGGGTAACACCGGCTTCGGGCTATACGACGTCGTCGGTAGGTTATTGCTATGATTATACCTCGAAGAACATCATAGCCGACTTCCCCTACTAACCCAAAGGGAGGCGGCCTATGGGCCTCCTAACACTGACGGCTCTCGTTGGGGAGGTCCAATCGGGCCTCCTCAACCGGACCGACCTAACAAGCGACGCAACAAACACTCGGATCGTGACTGCGCTGAACTTTGCTCAGGCGAGGATCAGCCGCAGTCACGACTTTAAGGAGTTTAAGGGCTTTTTCAACGTGAATACGCAGTTCACGGCGAACCCTTTTAACGATAAGTTTCTTCCCCTCGCGCCCTATATCAAGCACATTCATACCGCCGTCTTGCTCGATAACACGTCAAGCAGGAAACTTATCGAGAAGCCTTGGAGGATGTTCGATAAGGAATTTCCGATGCCGGAGGCGTTAGCGCGGTCGCGCCCGGCACTTTATTCGAGGTGGGGTAATACAGCCATCCTCTATCCCGTCCCTGATCAAGTCTATCCCGTTTTCATGCGAGTTACCTCGTTCCCGCGGCCCTTTAACTTCGCGACCGCGCCACTGGCGACGAGTGACTTTGAATGGAAAGACGATATTCTGATTGCCTTGGCCTGCGCCTATTTGTGGAAGTCTTTTGGCCGGGCGGACAAGGCTAATGACTATCTCCATGAGGCCCAGGAGCACTTCCAGGCGTCCATCAAGCAAGATACTGACATGCCGGACATGGACATTGGTATCGACCTTGACACGAGCAATTTGGGCGACTATTGGAGTGATCCCTTCCAGAGGACAATGCCATGACCTCCTTCGTATTTACGTGGAATAGTGCCTTCTTGACAGAGCCCGCCGATACGGAGTATGAAAGTCTCGGTGCAGGGAGAATTCGAGATACTCGAAGCGCAGTGGGAGAGAGATTCCAGGTAGACCATGCGCTCGCAGGGGATGCAAACGATGGGAAGCACAACAAAGTTACGTTGCCCGTTCAGGCGGCAACTATCACAACCGCCGCGCCTCTTACCCTCGATGTAGGAGATGGCTGCCTCTTTTCTCAGTCCGTTACATCGGGGGGCACTCCAAATACAGAGCTTTTCTTCCAGGACTCGAGTGGTAACGTCGTTCAATTGACGAGCGGGGGCACCTTCATTACGAAGGAGATCGGGGAGATTTATGATTTCGGTGGACCTATTGCTCCGGCGAGAAGTCTTGCTTGCCTCGGGCAGGCGATCAGCCGCATTACATATGCCCTCCTTTTTGCGGTGATTGGAACTACTTTTGGCGCGGGAGACGGCTCTAATACCTTCAACCTTCCACCACCTGGTTGCGTTAGGGCGGGGGCTGACCCTGCGGGCACTCATCTAACGAGTGCAAGTTTGGGTGTAGCTGCGGCAGTCGGGGTTATAGGAGGTAGTGAACTATCTCAGAGCCACACGCACACGCTAACCGATCCTGGTCATTTGCATAGCTTTACTACAGGCTATAGTTACGATAGTTCCGGGGGAGATCTAAGCCGCCAGCCTGCGCAGGCGGGCCAAGCCCAGAGTAGTTCCTACCCAACAAATACTGCGGCAACGGGCATAACAATAGCTACCGCAGGCACGGGCACGAGCCAAAACGTTCAGCCGACCATGATTGTTACAACTTGTATCTATGCGGGAGCCTAACAATGCAGCCTTTCATGCTTCTCGGTGGCGCGCCCACCCTTCAAGTGAGCGCCTCGGACATATCGAATTCGCCTGCGTTGCTTCAGCGTTTGCAGAGTTTTAATGCGTCGTTAGCTACTTGGGTTCAAAAGCTCGCATCTGTCATTAATACGAACCTTGCGCCGAATGTTCCAACGGCCGGCCGCCCAACAGCGAAGGTTCTAGCGACTATGCCCGGCGCTGGAGTAGGCTATAGTCTTTTTGATACAACCCTCCAAGCGCCCGTTTGGTGGACTGGCACAGGCTGGGTTAACGCGCTTGGAGCAGCAGCTTAATTGGTATACCTCCCTACTCTTGCGACTGGCGGCCCTATAGCGCCAACTCCAGCCCAACTGCGGCCGGAGTATAAAACTATCTCTGATCTTCGGGGGGGCCTCAATGACTCCGTGCCTCCTGACCAGCTGGCCGATAACGAGACGCCCGCTAGTCAAAATCTTGCTTACAGAGATAAAGTTTTATCCGTTGATTTCGGCCTAGCCCCAATTGGTTCCCCTGTTGTAGGGACGCCTTTAGCTCCGATAGCTTGGGTTAGCCCGAATAATATCTTGTATTCCTTACTTGTCACGACTCGAACCCTTTATCTTTATGACGAAGCCCTCGCTGATTGGGTGCCAGTTCCGACGAGTTTCACCGATAGTGCGACGACTTTGTCTGAGGTTGATGGCACTGGCACGGCGCCGTATGTTCCGTTTACCGGAGCAGCCACTTGGATAACTGGCCAGCTAGTCGCTATTGTGCAAGATAATGGGCTGTATTTTGTGGGCGTGGCCGAAGGGACCGTATCACCTGTAGGTATTGCCACAGACTTGCCCGTTGGGCGCACTCTGCCCATAGGAAGCACTATCCTCCCCCTACCAACCTTCAATACAAATGGCACACTCGCCGTTTCGTGGGCACCGGATGCTTTGCATGGTTGGCTTGTTATCACCAATGGCGTGGATCACGTTCAATACTTTGATGGGGCGCTTTGTAACGATCTTCCTGGCTTGGTTGCAGCGGGTATAGCGGCTGCTCGCTATGCGGTGCATTTTCAAAGTGTTATGTGCCTTTTTGGCACTACAGAAGAGGGCAATCTCTATTCCTATCGTGTTCGACGAAGCGCGACTAGCGACCCTACAAACTGGACGACACTTGATGCGGGATTTGACGATCTTATTGATACCTCGGATGAAATTACGGGGGCTTTTCTTGTTGGGCAGAATATGGTTATTACCCGCCGAAAGACCGTGATTGTTGCTTATTACTATGGAGTAGGCGATCAAGTCTTTTGGTATAATTATACGCTTATTCGGATCGGTACACTTGGCCGACGTTCGGTTACGCCGACGAAGATGGCTTCAGTAATCATCTCTGACTCGGGTATCTACGACTATGCCGGCGACTCTAACGTGCAAGATATTGGCGACAAGATTTTTCAGCATTTTATAGGCTATCTTGGCGATCTTAACCCCCAGGCGGTTGATCAAGTAATTGGCTTCTATGTGCCAACCCTTGACGAGGTATGGGTGCTCTATCCCTCTGGCTCAGCGCCCTGGCCAAACACACTACGCCGCTTTAACCTAAAGACGGGTGCTTGGTTTACTCGCGTTTTCTCAGGGTTACTTTCCTTCATCGCTCTTGGGGAGTTCTATTCCGTTGGGGCTTCGCTTCGTTGGATTGACCTTGGAAGTGAGACGTGGCAAGAGAATACGAAGACATGGGCTGATCGAGTGCCCCTCCCAACACAGGCACAAGTAGCCTTCTGTGGCGCGCTTGATCACCAGGTCTATCTCTATAACTATATAACTCAAACCGATAATGGTCAACCCATCCCGTGGTCTTACACCACGAAGGATTACACGTTGCCACAAGATTGGGAGACACTCGACGGTCTAGCTTTCTACGGCGAGGGGACTATCGCCTCAGTCAAGTTCTCGACGGATGCTGGACAGACTTGGAGAGTGCTAGGGACAAATCTTGTAATGGGAACAAGCTGGGGGCGGGCAGAAGTGGACTGCTCTTTCACTGTGGGAAGCGTGCGCCTCTTACTTGAGGGAACTGACCCTAACTTTAAGCTCTCATGGTTTGCCTTCAAGACCATGACAGCCTCGGAGAAGTAACGATGCCCCAAACTATAGACGTTGTTGATAGTAGCCATGAGGGGTTTCCCTGGAAGGACTACATAGAATTGATGCGACTTCCAGAAGTCTTTGCCCCTCAGATGGAAGATGGCTACCCTCCAGTCGAGAAGATAGACTTTGAGGGTTATGCTCGTAGTCCCTTCCGGCGGGTATGGCTCTTTTTTGCCGAGGGGCGCTCGATTGGCTTTGTGATGCTCTCCCGCCGGGGGCAACGATGGGAAGAGGGACACCTGGGATTTCGTCGGGGCACCTCGGGGCAACTCAAGAGGGCAGCCGTGCTTGGAGTTATCAAGATTGCCTTTGCGAGCGGGACGAAAAAGATAAGTGCTCTCATTCCCTCCTTCAATCGGCCAGCTTGTCATCTTGTGGCGGCGTGCGGCTTCCAGAGGGAAGGCGCAATCTATAACGCCTTTCTTCGCGAGGGAGAGATGCGCGATGTAATCATCTTTGGAGTATCCTCAAATGGGCGGACTTGTTAGCTCGATATTTGGGTCGTCCCCAAGCGTTACATCCTACATGCCATCGCTGGAAAGTGGCCTCAACGCGTCCCAGACGACCGCAGAGCAGGAATTGATGGCTGCCCTTCAAGGGTCTAATGGAACGGCGCAGTCGGCCCTTCAGGCGAATACGGCGCAAACGTCCGCGCCTTTGAACTCAGTTCAGACTACGAGCCTAGCAGGATTGGAAAACTTTGCCTCGGGTAACAATTCAACCTCAGCGGGGCAGCAGAACGCCATCAGCACGCTTAATGGGGTGATGAACTCCACGCCGCAGGACCTCACAGGCTACTACAACACCAATGTATTGAACCCCCTCAAGCAAACTTTCAACCAAACAACGATGCCCACGGTTGTTAGCGCGCTCGGGGGAAGCGCAGGTGGAGCGCAGAGCACCGCTGCCCAGAATGCGGTCGCCCAAGCGGCGAACAACTTCAGCAATACACTAGCGCAGACGCAGGGAACTCTGGCTTATGATACAGGGCAGGCGAACACAACGAACCGATTGGCGGCTGCCAGTAATATGCCGGCCGTCTCGCAAAGTCCCATCACAACTCTCATAAATACGCTACAGGGCGGGACAAACGCCCAAACTGCTCAGCAAACGGCTGATACCGCGACGGCAGCAGGCGTTAATCAAACCAACACCAACACCCAGACGATGCTCCAGGACATTCTCCAGTTACTTGGCCAGCAACAGCAAATCCAGAGTCAGCCAGTGGTGCTTGGTGGCCAAAATGGCCTATTGTCCTCCTTGCTTGGTAGTGCGGGGACGGGTTCAAGCTTGCTCAACATGTTACCAAGTAGTTCAAGCGTGCTTAGCGCACTATCCTCTTTAGGAGGGTAGATCAATCATGGTTATCTATGTCGATCGCAATAATACTGGCCTCAATGGAATTGCTCAAGCCCTCGGCGGTGCCCTTGGACAGGGCCTAACAGCGCAATACCAGCAAGACCAGCAGAAACAAATGGGGCAAGCTCTTCAGCAGGCCCTTCAGCAAGCTCAAGGAATGCCGCCAGATCAGCAAGCCCCTTTCATGCTGAACAAGATGGGCCAATTTGGCCCACAAGGGGAGAAGTTTGTCGATCTCTATATGAAGATGCAGACTAATGCGGCGGAAAGCCAAAGAGCTACGGCGGAGACGGCTAAAGCCCAGAGAGAAATAAAAAACATGCAAACAATTGATCAACTCAACCAATTTAAGCTCAATAATGCCGGTCACGAACAAGCTCTTCACGACAGAGTGGAACAATCTGAAGTAGAAGAACGCCACGCGGCGGCGGTGGGAGACTATGCTGGCGCCGCGGCGAAACGAGCGGACACCGCGCGGACAATGCAACAACTTAAGCAGGAGCAAACGCAGGGAGACATCACTAATAGAGCTATGACTAACCTAATGGGGGACCTCAACAATGGCCAAGCACAAGCGCCTGCCGCGGGACAAGGGCAATCCCCTGCGACACCGCAGAGCTATACTCCCGGCAGCACCGGCAACGGCGGGGTCGTCCAGAAAATCGGGACATCAGTTGCCGCGCCAACCACAGGGACCGAGAACAGCCCGCCAGGCGATACAGGCGACAGTCCGAAAAATATTCTCTCCATTATAGACCTGCTTTCTCACGGCGGTGACCCAATCAAGGCTATCCCTCCGGTTAAGCTAACGGCAGCTCAAAAGCAAGAAATTGTGATGCGAGCACTTGGCGGGGCAGGTGGGGCAACGCCGAAGGATATAGCAGAGGCCCTTAGGTTAAGGAGAGAAATGGGTACCCCGACGAACTTGATAGATGCTCAATACGCCCCTGGTGTTATCGGGAAAAAGGGCCTCGTAAATGGGGAAGAGCAGTGGGTACCAGGATCGCTAGAGTATAAACCCGGAAAAACTACGGACCAATTACTGCGAAGCGCGACAGGCGCGTCGGTATTCCAAGATACCAATCAAACTATGAAGGCTATTTCCGACGCCATACCCGATGGCGGCGCCAAGGGGGACGATCCTCTTGGGGGCACGGTCTTTGTTAGGAAACTTAATAGGGCACTTATTGACCATAGTTTTACCCCTATCGGAGCTGATCGAGCAAGAAGTCTTTTTGAAGCTTACAAAGCAGTTTACGACTATCACATTATGGGCATTTCCTTAATGCTTCCTTCGCAGCGCGCGCAAACTTTCCTCAATGCGATTAAGCTAGCTGCGCCTAGCCCTACAGAAGCTAAGGAAGTCCGTGATCAGAAGATGAAAGCGACGGAATTGACGGCTGATTTGATTATCTCGAGTACGGTTAATACTGCTCTTGCTTCAGGAATTGCCGTGCCGCCTGATCTTATGTCGATCTATAAGGAAAGAGGGCTAGTTGGTACAACCCCAAAGAAACTACGGGACACCTACCTGGCCTCGTTTGACGCCCTTAATATGCCTCCCCCAATTGATCCTGAGACCCTTTCCCCCTCGGCTCAAGAGCCAGGTGCCCCTGGTAACGGGGGGGTATATTCCTCTAGTCCTGATGTGCCCCGTGGGGGCCCACCAGCCCAAGAAGATAGTGGGTGGACCTTTACACCCTTTAAGGAAGGTCAATAATGGCCGACGACACCGCCACTGTAAATGCACCAGACGGGCGAAAGTTCCAAGTGAAACGGGTCACTCCCGCGTCCGGCGACGAGAATGGCTCTTTTGTTATTACAACACCTCTAGGCGATACTATAAGAGCTAAAGGGCCGAAGAATGCTACACCTCTTGAAGTGGTTCAAGGTTTTCTAAAAGATCGCGGCCCTGCTGATATGAAGAGCCAGCCTGCAAACGTCTTGATGGCACGCTCTCCAACAGGACCAACAGGACAAGTTGTTAGGTCAATGCCTGAGGGGGATCAACGCTCCCTTGGGCGGAAAATATGGAATGCACCGGATGATTTTGCCATAGGCGCACAAGTTGGTCTTGGGAAGGCAGGCGCCGCCATTGCTCAAACGGGCCTTGATATTTATGACCCAAAGATGGGTGATCGCCTTACATCATTCGTCAGTAAGCTAACAGGCGATCCATCTTCACCAGAGGAGCGAAAAATCTACGAAGATGCAGGTATGGCTCCTCCTAACATAGCGGCAAATAGCTGGGCAGGCCATGCTGGGCAGTTTGTTGGGCAGGCCCTTCCTTGGGCTGTTGGTGGCGGCGAGGCGAGCGTTGTATCGTCTATCATTCGAGGTATATTAGCTGGAGGACTAAGCTGGCAGCCGGAGAAAGATGCGCATAGTCGATGGGTTGGAAGGGCGATTGGCGCATCCGGAGGGGGCGCCTTCGGAGCACTCACTGGGGCTGCTGGTAGCCACTTCGTGGGAGGGCTAAACGAGGATGAAATCCAGCGGCAGGTTGCGGCTACGCTCAGGCGGTATGGTGAAGCTGACCCAGCACTGGCGCAGGCGAAGGGCACACTTAATGAGCAAGTCGCATCGCTTCAAAACAAATTTGACGCCTATGGGTCGGAAGCCAATACCAAGGGAAATGCTCTTGGGCCAATACCAATGACTACGATCGCGCCCACACTTCGGGAATTGGCCGACTCGACTAAGGGGATGGTTCGACCGGATGAGGGCGCGAAGGCGATCCTTCAGGATGCAGCGAAGCTCTTGGCGCCCGACACCCGACCGGCTTCAATAACACTCGCAGGAAAAGTTTATAACCGTTCGGCGGCGGGGGAGGTGTATATAGCGAATGATGGAACGATTCTCCCGCCGCGTATTACACAGAGGGTACTTAGGACCAATACAACGCCACCGCCACCTGTTTACTATTCTCAAGTTCGGCAGGCTGTCACCCAGATGGATGCTTACCTCGCGAAGGTAAAACCGCCGCCTGCGAATGCACCGGTGGAGAACGCCGCCATCACGGCTGTAAGGGATGCTCAAAGAACTTTAGCGAGTGCACTCGATGAACACACTACTCCAGGAATTAAAGGGATAGAGAGGAGAGCGACCTCGTTCTATGATAAGTATCTCGCCCGCTTTAATAATTCTCAAATTCAGCAAATCCTCACAGAGAGGGATCCGCTCGTCCGCGCGAATACTGCCCTCGACGTGGCGCTGGGCGATGACCTTCATGCGTCGGAGACGGTAGCAGGTCTTGTTGGTAAAAAGGGGCGAGATGCCATCCGCCAAGGAATCATTAAGAAGGCCCTCGATGCAGCTAGGGGAAAAGATAGGGTGATCGACCCTGTGAAGTTTACGCAATTCTTTGAAAAAAAGCCAGGGCTTGAGCCTTGGAAGAATGACGAGATGAACGGTATTGTTGGGGGCATTAAAAACCTGCTGGCTGACGGAGTAGAGTCACGACCGCCTCCTCCCAGGATAAGAGGAGCTTTGCCCCAAGGTTATGGGATATTCACTATGATAGATCGGTTAGCCCACAACAACTTTAGTGGTGCAGCTATCGCTGGCAGTGCAGCCTTTGCTACGCAGCCGATTTTTCATGTGATTGACTCAGTACTATCCGACACCTTTGGGCGGAGGATGATTATAGCTGCAAGCCGAGTCAAGCCAGGATCGCCCCAAATGGCAAGGATCACTCAGACAATCGCCAAGCGGTTTGCTCCTGCTATTGGCGGCTCGGCTATCGGGCAGGCAGCCCCGATGGCACTTGGGCAGCAGCAGCAGTAACTCGCTTTACTACATCGTCCGCGCAATAACGAACGAATAGAGTTTGGCCCTCTTGGGATAAGAGGGCCATTCCTCCTTGTAGCAACCCCGTCAAGCACTTGTCAAATGTTTCGTAACCCATCTTCGCCATGAAGAGGGCGTAGAGGTGCTCTTTTGGCACACGCTTGGCGTCTCGAAGGATTCCGAGGACTTCAGCCATCTGCTCCGCAATCTTTTCTCGGTTCATTTCCCCAAAGACCGTTAGCATGTTTGGCTCGAGGGCCGTGACGGCCGTAACGGCTTGTTGGAGGTCGGTCAAAGTAATCTCGAGGGATGCGCCGCGCGCGGCAGATAGCACCATTGCCGTCTTGTGGATGTGGCTTTGCTTTCGACTAAAGTAGGGGCCAAACCGCGGGTCGAGCCGAAGGGGATTGTCCTCGAGAAAGTGCTGCCGATACCACAGACGGCCCCAAGCCCGCGCCTCGGGGGTCATTCTAAAGGGGCCCTCGAGGGTCGCGATTAGCTCAAGATCCTTAACGAGAAGGGCTTCCATTTCCTTATGGTTCGCGGGCATCTCGTCGATTGGGTAGGGGACGAGCTGGCGCTTATGGTCAGTGTAGATGAAAAGGGTTCGGGAGGAAAAACCACCGCCGATAAAGTAGCTACTCCAGTTTTCCGCAATCCACGAGGGGGTGGTACAGCCTAGAAGGTTAACCCAAGGATTGACAACGGAGATTAGGCCATCCTTGTTAGTGCGTTTACCGAAGGGATTATCTCGTCCATCCCATAGATCAGTCAAGGCGGTGATGATACTTTGGTCGCCAGGCTGGAATAGTGTCCCTAGCTCGGAGGCAACAAATGTCACGGCACACATTGGGATAAAGGTGCCGTCGGATGAGGCATAGTCCTCTCGGCTTTCGGAAAGGCTGGTTATGAGGGCTTGCCAAGTTATGGCATCTGGGCCAAATTGAATGCCAGGAACCTGCCGAAGAAGGGAAGTTCCAACGGCGGCGGCTGTGGACTTCGTGGCAATACCGGCGGGCGCGACAAAGCAAAGGAAGAAATTGGGAAACCACCGAAAGTTGCCCATCTCCATGCAGACCCGCCGGCGGAGTGCGCCGGCAATTGTGAAGACGGCTGTCCAGTAGTTGAATTCCTCCGGGGCCTCCGTGTGCTCCGTGAACTCGAGATAGGCCGTAATCCAGTTAGGGAAAGTGCGACGGTTTGGCACAATGTGATGACCTCCCAAGGGGTTAAATCTCGCCCGCGATATCGGCCAATTCGCGCTTGGTCATTCCTTGATCTCCTCGAGAGCAGCTATTCGCTTCCTAAGGGCTATTAGCTCCTTGGCTTGAAATATTAGGAGATAAAACATACCTACTTTATCAAGATTTGCTCTAGGGGCAAGCTCCTCTAGAATAGCACTTCCTTCCTCTTGGGAAAAAAGCTGGGTTATCTCCTTATAGGGAGGATTACCCTCTAGGATAAATCGTCTAACTGCCTGAAAAAGTTTGGTCATTCCTTGATCTCCTTAACATCGCCCCAACTTTTATCGCTCATGGCGAACTCAACAGGCATCACCAGTGGATCTTCGTAGGGAGCAGTGACTGTACAGGCCGCCTTTATCGCGGGCCAAAGCGCACTAAAGCGATCTTGCCCAACCTGAAAGGTTACACTATCGTGGGTTTGGAGGAGGACCTCGACCTCTGGAACGCACTTGACGAGGTTGGCGATAAGCTTATTGATCGCGATCGCGGTAGTTGATTGGCCTATCCAAGCAAGTGCTTTGGGGAGGAGACTCTCAGCCCGGTCGAAATAAGGACGGCGATAGCCCCAAACGTTGGTGATACTTTGGCTTTGGTAGAGCCTTCGGGCAACTAGCTGTTGCCACGCGAGAATGCCTGGGTGGTGATTAAACCAGTGAGTTATGAAGATGGCTGCCTCGCCTGTGGTGCAATTGAGGTGAGATGCGAGTGTGCGCTCTTTACAGCCATAATCCACCGCGTGGATTGCGGTCTTGGCCTTGTGGCGCTTGGGGTCAAGCTCAGGGAAGACATAGTGCCCCTCGGGGGTTTTTAACTTATAATCTCGGAGGGCATGGCCTGTCGGCCAGAGTGTCTCGGCATTGAAGGCGTGGATATCAACATCTTTCCGAAAGGCAGCCTTGAGGGGTTCATCGTCAGCCTCCCAAGCAACCACACGAGCATCCGCGCCCTTTAGATCAGCATCAACCAGGATAAAGCCGGGGTCGGGCACTATCATCTTTCGGACGTTAGGCATCGCGAGCTTTTTCATTCTTCGTTCCCCTTTGTTAGGTTCTGAAGGTTAAAGCCCTCCCCGAAAGAATCTTCAGAGGAAGATAGGCGAAGGGTTTCAGTGCCCGCTAGGTTATATGTGCAGCGAGCGCGCCCATCGCTTGAAATCCGAGCATCAAGCACATTGCTTATGGTAACGCCAGCCGAGCGAACGTCTCGGATCATTTGGATAAGCGGGCGGAGAAAGGGCTGCTTCCGGACGATCTTGTCGAGGGCTTCGTCGTCGAGCGTAGGGCTGCCGGTTTTCCGGCTTATTACTGGGGGGATGCGGAAGTCGCCATAAAAGAGGAGTTGCATCTGGCGCGTCGATCGAACGTTTAGGTCATGACCAAGAACTTGACGGAGCCATGCCTGCCCCCTTAGGATAAAGTCGTTAAGCTCGTGGCGGACAGTAGCCTTTCGACATTGGTCAATACGAACGCCGCGGAGCATCATCCTGAGCACAATTGGAAAAACATCATCCATTTGGAAGCGATATTGCTCCTTCAGGCCGAAGGACTTAAGGATGCGCTGTAGCACTTTCCAGCACTCAAACGTTCGGACGCAATCCTCACAGTTATAACTCCAGTGCTTATCCTCATCCCCAGTGATGGCAATCTCCTTGCCGTCATCCTTCCAGTAACGATAGTATTCACAATAGAGGCTAGAGATAAAGTCAAGGCCCTTTCGCATCCCAGTAAACGCGACGTGTTGCATAAGCATTGTATCGTCGGCGATGCGAGGGAGGAAGCCGTATTGCTTGGCAAAGTATTGAAGATCATAAGCGCCATTCTGAAAGATCAGGCGAACTTTAGGGTGGGTAAGCACATCTCGCAGCGCGCAGATAATAAGGCGTTCTTCTTCCGCCGACCAATAACCCTCGGGGGATTTATTATCCATTAAAGGGATACAAATAGCATGAAGGTTATCCCAAGCAATACCCACGCAAGAGATTTGGGGCTTGCGCGTTTCAATGTCACAGGAGAGCCAAACAGGCTCCTCATTCTCGTCGAGTAAGCGTGCTTGAAGGGCTGAAAGGGCATTGAGAGCTTGATCAATAGTCGGCCGAATAGTAAATTGCCAAGCGGGGTAGTGTATCTCAGGAAAGAGGCTCTCCCGCCGGGCTCGGCGGAGGTCCTGAAGAACAATATTCCTAAGGGGCCAGTCGCGAAGAATGGCTGCAGGGTGGAACGTGGGGATTAGCTTAATGCCCTCGCGGCCACTATTGGCCGTTGTTAGAAGGATGGAGGCACGCCACTTGAGGATGCCCCACAGGCCGGTTAGAGCCCAAAGGGCAGTGTTGCCGAAAGCGAGGATGAAGGAAGGGTGGTGCTCCAACAGTAGGCTATTAAGATGAGCAAGACCAGATTGAACAGGCTCGCGAGGGTAGTGACCATTATAATCTGGCAGATGCTCAGCTTTCGCCGCAGTTTTGGTAGCGAAGAACGAGGATATATCATTGTTGGGAGGCCTTTCGTGGCAGACATTGGTGATGAAGAAATCGCGCCGATTGAAGCCGGCTTCGCCGAGGAGTTGCGTTAGTAACTGGCCGGAGGCCCCAAGAAAGGGCGCTCCTCCGTCAATCTCATCGCGGCCGGGAGCCTCACCCACTATCCAAAGGCTACTGGAAGGGTTGCCACTTTCAATCCATTTCATGCGAAGGATCCTTGCGGTGCCTAAGCCCCGCGCGAGCGTAGGGAGTAGGAGGGGGAAGTTTAAGAACTCGACAGGCCGCGCTAAAGGCTAACTCGATTTTCCTTTGCGCTTCCTGCCGGTCGCTAGCCCGCTTGAAGGGCTCGGGCCAGGTGACACTGAACTCGAAATAGATCGAGGGGTTGCGTTGATTATGACCTTGGGGCATGGTTTATTATTTACCGGGTGACATTCCACCATTCACGTCCTCCATTCACGCCCCCTTCTTAACCCTAACGCCTCCCCGCGAGTGTGTGCTGCGGGTTGTGATTTCAGGCTCGAAGTGGACGTAGGACTCGGTTAGACGCTGGCTCGCGAGTCCGATGGCGTCGTCAGCGATATCGTAGCCTGTCGCGCGCACCTCGAGGGCGTTGGCCGCGGGGAATATAGGTCCTGCCCCACAACAAGGGTCAAGAACTTCATCGCCCGGCAGAACACTTCGGCGGAGGAGGTCAAAGTAAACCCCAGGTGGCTTGACGGCTGCTCGTTCGTCGCGCGCGCCCTTAAAGCAAACGATAACATCAGGTCGGACGGAAAGGACACGTTTATGCCCTTTGTTCGCGAAGATAATACACTCGTAGGCATAGGCGGGGCCATGCTCAGAGTCGGGGGCAGTACTAATTCCCTTGAACCAAATCAAGGGACGTGGCCACACATCCCACCCAACTGAGCGGAGGACATGCGCGAGGGCTTCGAAGCGGCGAAAAGCGCAGAAGAGATAGAGATGCGCCTTGGGCTTGCAGACCCGGAAGCCCTCAACAGCGATCGCCTCGTTGATGCGATCGGAGAGCGCAAGATCATCGGCATAGCTATGTGTTCGCTGAGCAAGCCCGTTCGTCCATTGATCAGCGTCAACCCCCCAAGGGGGATCAGCGATGATCACGTCATAGAGATTGGCCGGCGTCTCGGCCAAGAGGTTAATGCAATCGCCCTGCTTGAGGATGTTCCCGGCGGCTGGGCGGCTCGCGAGGAATCGCTTTGATAGAGCTACGCGCTTCTCATCCTCCAGGCGGATTTCTATCAGCTTGAGAGCTTCCGAGCGTGTCTTAGCGTTGGCAACCTCTCGATCATCGGGGGAGGAAGTCAGCCAAGCCGCGACCAAAAGGTCAGCGCGCGTATCACTCTTTTCGGCGGGGGAAACTTCGGAGGGAGGCTTTCGGTGGAGTTCGGCTGCCGTCTCGATGATAGTTTGAGGCGGAGGCTCGAGGCCAGGGGCAGTAGTTTCGACCTTCTGGAGGGAACGAAGGTGATGAAGGGCCTCGACGGCTTGGGCTTTCTCCTGCCAAGACACGTCTTGGCGGATAGTGTTTTCCTCAAGTTCGGCTTCGAGTCGATCCGCGGGGGAAAGATCACGGATAAGCGTGACCATGATGAGGCCGGGGCGAAGGGTCTTGTGGTTGCACTCATGATCAAGGCCCCTTTCAGCGATCGCTGAGAGGGCTCGAAGGCGGCGTTCACCGGCAAGGAGGATATTGTCCGAGGTGACAACAGGGGGATGGAGAAGCCCCTTGGAGAGAATGGAGGTGATGAGTTCTTCCTGCGCTTGCTCGGAGAACTCCCGACGAATGCGCCCTTTAGGGACGATAACGTCGAAGAGGTTAACGATTGGCATTACAAAGATCCTTCTTTATTTGCTTTACGCAGCGAAGGGCTGGCTGAAAGTGCAGAAAAGAGTCTATCCTTCGACCATTGAGGAAAACTATCCACAAAGAAGGGAGATGATTGGCTCGATGTTTCCCTGAGTGTTCTCGGGGGCGCGAAGGAATATGCTGGATGGAGATTAACAAGAACGAAATGAGGACGGTCTTTCAACCGTCCTCCCTCTCGCTAGGGGTTAGCTCTTTGCCACACGCGTTATGATCGCGCGAGGCTCGCCTGTATCCTTGTTCACGTCATGCTCGACGTGGACGAGGGCTGTCTGTCCCATAAGGTGAGACGGTGCCCACGGCCGCCCACTCTTATTCTGGCCGACTGCCTCACGCAAGCGGGAAAGCGGGACGTTCTTGTTCCGCCCGAAGTCAAGGCTGCCACTCGACGTCAGATCGAGGAAAAGAGACTGACGCGCGGATGGGTGGGCGAGGTCAGTAGCCTTCCGAACCTCCTCCGAAAGAAGTTCCCAGGTCACCTCGAGGAGGGTATATTCCTGCCCGAGTGTCTTTTCTTGCTTGGAAGTAATCCGTCGGCCGTCAATCCGAGTGATTTGGCCGGGCCAATCACCAATTGGCGAGGGGAAATATTGAGTACTACCGGCACTATCGACGGCCGTGCTGATAAACTGCTCGGGATTGAAGACGGAGTCGCCTTGCCCGGCAGTTCCAGCGGTCGCGGGGCCTTGGGGGAAGGAATCGGCGGTGGGATTGAACTTAGGCATGGTTGATTAGCCTTTCAGGTCGGTTGGCTGCTCTTTAAGGGCGGCTGGGTGGAAATGGTGAAGAAGGGTACTCATCACGAGGAGGGCATTGATTAGGTCCTTTCGATTCATCTCAGTCGTGAAGGAAAACGAACGGGCGCTACCCTCGCGCGGGGAGCCTGCGGCTCCCTTAACGAAGATCTCGATTTGGGTTGTGGGCATCTTAGGGGGCCTCCGAGCCTGCTAGATTCGCGTTGGTCATCTCAACTTCATACAAACCGGCGGCCGCGAAAAGCTCGCCAAAATCGGGGGGAATTTCATCCGAGAAGGGAAGGCACCTTGCCTTCAAATCGGTATTGCCCTCGACCGTTGACCAAAAGAAGCGCCCGCCAACCTTCCGGCAATAAACAACCTCATCGAAGAAGCGCGGGATGCGGGGGGCGAGCTTGCGGCCGAGGGTTGAAACCATGACCTTCGTTCCGCCGGTAATTTCGTCGAACTCCCGATCAATATGCGCCATCATGGTGAAGTTGCACTTTGTGTCCGCGCAAAGTTTGGTGACGAAACGCTCGAGGTTGTCCATGGCTGCGCCCCAATCGGGGAGGGACTTAATAGGCTTCCCGCCCGCGACAAGATCCATCGCCATGACCGCTAGCCCGCTCATGCCATCGAGAGCAACATGGGCGTCGGCGGGGAGGTGGTCAATCGCGCCGAAGGATTGACCACACACGTCGCACTTGAAGTTGGCACAGGTTTGAAGCACGTCGATGAATTGGCGGTAGGCTGTGCGATTGAGGCCGGGCATCTTCTCAAGGACGCCCTTCTCGAGAGTGTTGAGGGAATTGGCATTCTTTTCGAGGATATCCCACTCGACATGGGCGGGGGGAGTATAGTGCCAGTGGCACTTATCCCCATGGATGAGGATATGGTCGATACCTGGCTCTGTCGCGATAACGAACGTGCGGTAACCGGCCGCGACGGAGGTCATGAGGGATGTAGTCTTGCCCGATCCAACGGGGCCGATTAGGAGGGTATTGACTTTGGTCACCTTGGGGGGATTTCCTTTTGTTCTAGTTGTTCCAGTTGTTCAAGCATGATAGGGAAATAGAGAGTTACAATAACTCCCTCGGTTGTAGGCCGTGCGACTCGAATGCCCGCGTGATCAACGCCACAGATAGTAACTTCCTCCCCACAATAGGGCCCCTGAAGGAGGATAATACGTTCGCCAACATGGAAGGTTCGCATCTTGTTTAACCTTGTTTGCCTAGAGGGGCCCTTCCGCTCGTTTGGGCGGTTCCGCTCGTTTGGGCGGTAGGATTGCGAGCTAGCTTGAGCTGCTCTGGGGGGTAGTAGGTTACAAACTCATAACCACGCTTGTCGGCTGCAAGGGAGACGAATACACCACGAGGATCAACCCCACAGATGAGGCCAAGGCTTCCGGCGGGAGTTATTACCTCCGCGCCGAAGACAATATCTTTGCTTTCCATGAGGGGACTCCTAGCTTTGCTTGCCGAGGGGATCGTAGGGGCGAGTCTCGTAGTCCGCCAGCCACTTTTCGGGCTCACGCGCGGCACAGAGGTCAAGATAGGGGCAGCCCCCATAAGCGGCGCAAGCACTGTCGAAATTTTGGCCCCACTCGTTGTTTCGCCAGCTTTGGATCATTCGGGTTACGTCCCAGAGGAGCTGATTATACCACCTATCAATCATCCATTCCGGGCGCTGCTCGATCACCTCGGCGTGGCCATAGGAGGCTCTAAGGATGCTAATGCCACGAATGACGACGCCTTGCACGTCATAGTCAAAGGCTCGCGCGCCCCAGGTATAGCCTGTGAACTGCGCGCGAAGGTGCCAATTCGTTGCCCAACTCGGGCCAAGTTGGCTGGTTGTTTTGTCGTCCTCGAGATAGAGGGGGCCTCCCATCGAGGCGAGCATATCACAGCGGCCGCTGTAGAGGAGGGGTTGTTCGGTAAGAGGGTGGAGGATTGGAAGGGGAAGGGCGAATGAGAACTCGGTCATAAGCGTGCCATCACGCGCGCGGGCAGGCTTAATGTGGTCGGTCTCGAGGGGATAATGGGCAACGTAGGCTTCAAGAGCGCCAATGCACCTGTCGAGGGTCTTGGTGGAGTCGCGCGGGGACTCGAAAGCGCCCCAAAACTTAACGATTGCGGCGGCGCCGGCCGCGAGCGCGGCCTCTTGATCACCACTATCTTGGGAATAGTAGCGATCGCGAAGGGTTTTAAGGCCCGCGGCGTAGGCTCCGCCAAAATGGAGGTGGACTGAGCGGCCAGCGCGAACGCGGTCGAGGATAAATCGTTGGTAGAAGGAATGGGGGCAGGCAACAAACTCAGAACGCATCGACGAGTCGATAGTGCTGGGGAATAGTTGAGTCATGGAGGGTTTCCTTTAGGGCTTTAGAGGGGGGTTCGGTCGAGGACCTTGATGAGGATGAAGACGAAAAGAAGAAGGAAGAAGTCGCGCATCTTCTTGGCCCCTTGGCGGCTTGGCGGCTTGGCGGCTTTAAAGATCGGCGAGAGAGTCTGGGTCGATAGCCACGCTCAAGCCGCGCTTCTTCGCGGGATGGGCAGCGGCCGAGGCAGCCGACAGGCGGGTTTGGCGGATGGAAGCGATAATTTCGGCATATTCCTCGGGTGGAACATCCTCCCCCGCCGCCACGCGACTGCGAAGATCGTTCAGATGAGCCGCGAGCACGAGTTGATCACAAGGAATTGGTTTTGTAGACATCTTGTTAAGGTTCCTTCATAGAGGAGGCAGAGGTCCATCCCCGCCCGCGCGGGGAGAACGCTGTTCCTCTACCCAATTTGAGAAAAGTTGCACGCATAACGTGCGGAAGTCGCCGTAGCGTTTGCGGCCGGTGAGAGGGTCGCGAAGGAGGTCGTTAACCTCCCGCGCAAGGTCGGTTGGTAGGTCGATCCGGCCGACGGGAATATAGTGGATTGTGCTACGGCGCATCACTCGGCCTCATCATCTGGCCTATCGCTTGAGGCGGCCGCAAAGACGTCCCTAATGGTGGTGTTCGCGAGCTGGGTTAGTCCTTTCATTGCTATCCCTTCCTGGCCCTTGGGAACCATGCTTGCGATATAGCCCGCTATGCAATCAACAATGGCGCTGAAAGCGAGCGGGATTTCTAGCGAGTCATTTGCAAAGTTAGTTTCGTGGGCAGCTTGCACCAGCTCAAAAAATTGCGACTTGAGGAGAGGAATAATCTCTTGGCACTTTCGTTCAAAGGGGGCAAAGAAGTTCAAGTTGTCATCTTCAGGAACGTTTGTCGAGAGGATAGGGTCGAGGGGCATGATGGGGATTGCCTTTGGGATGGTTGATTGTTTACCGGGCGACATTCCACCCTGTACCCTCAGCACGGGTACAGGGTGGCGATGGTCTATGGCGTCTCGCTTGACCTATCGCTTGAGGCGGCCGCAAGGGCATTCTTGATAGAGGCGGTCGCACACAGGGATATTTCTTTTTCCAATGCGTCTTTTTGCTTCTCGGTAAAATCGCTTGCAATACAGTATGTTGCACAATAAACGATGAAGCTATAAGCATACAAGAGTGCCGGTATGCCACTTTTGAAGGGGGTCTCGTCAGCAGCTATTGCCAGCTGGTAGAATAGCCCGTTGATAAGAGGACTCATCTTCTGGCACGTTAATCCAAAGGGAGTTTCTCCCACGGTTTCGTTATTGAAGGGAGTAAAGATATTGCCAGTGGGCGCTTCGTCGCTACGCGGCGGCTTGGCCGAGGGGATTGGGTTGAACGGGTGAATGGTCATTTTGGGAGCTCCTGTTCGCCGGCAAAGGCCGGCAAGGTTTTGGGAGGGGGAGTCAAAGGTCCGGGAGTTGCTCGAGAGGTATGAAGTTTTTTTCCCGCGTCCCCGAGGGAGTACGAATGACCGCGGACCGTTGGGCGATCGCGGGCCGTTGGGCGGCCGTGGCCGTGCCAGGGCGGGGAATTTTACCGGCGCCGTGACGGGAGGGCCCTAGCTCGTCCAGCCGTCGCCATTCGCTGAGGACGATAGAAAAATCCTGTGGAATTGTTTGTTTCGGCCGGCGGAGGGCGAGAAGCATCTGGCGAAGCTGTGCTTCAAGGGCAGCTGGCTCGGAGGGTAGACGCACCTCAAGGCCGTGGGGAGTTAGGCAAATAAGAGTGTGGTTGTCGGCTGCGAGGGCGATCATTATGCCCGCGCCGATCATTATGCCCGTGCCTGCGGCCGCTCGGTTTGCGGCTCGGTCTGCGGCCGCTGGTTGGTCGGTCTGCGGCCGGCCTTTGAGTTTCTGGCTCATAGCGTGATCGGCTTTACGATGACGCTGGTTGAGGAAGCGGCGCTGATCTGGAGTATGCTACAGCCGTCAGACGCGCTTATGAGGATCATGTCTCGCTTCGATACCAGATCTCGCGCGAAAGTATCGAAAAAGCCTGGCTGCATTACATCTTTTAGGCGATCCGCGCGGTAAAGCCAGAGGCTAAATCCCTGGGCGTAGCAAAGACAACTCAGGCTGCGGGCTTCTGCCCGAGGGCTGAGGCTAAGGGGGTTGGAAAAGTTAGCGAGGATTGTCATGGGGGGCTCCATTAGGAATTGTTTCCTGCCCGTCTCGGGCTGGCAGGGACACCATCGCACATTCCCCAGAATACACCATTGCTATAAGCCGTGCCAGCCATGCGCCCGACGCATAGGTAGTGTCTCAGTTTGAAATTCCCATTTTATAGACAGTCGGACGGTTCGGCGCTTGCTCGCGAGTGTCGATCAGCGCGACGATGTCGTCCATGCTCCACAGCCTCTCAGAAATGCCAGCCGCCATTGCGGGCGTGCAGCGAAGGGTCCTGTATTTGGAATCAGGAAAGTTTTCCCAAGCATAATCTGAAATTACATAGACTGCGTTAACACTTTTTCTTCTTTTCGCATAGTCGTTATATCCTGCTCCACTATGTCTGCATTGTCACTTCCGACAGCTTTGAGAACGTCTCGATATGAAATTAGCAAACGACCTGACTCTATCTCGGTATATTCCGGGCAGTTCTTATGAGTATAGTTCCTAATCTGAGAAGCTGTCATATTGCGAAAGCGTGACCAGATTTCTTCAGCGATGTCAATTTCGATATCGCTCAAGTCATCCAATTCAGATCGGCTAAATTTTTTCATAGACACGACTATATTGCCGTTCCTCGCAATAAAGTCATCCCAAATTTCTTTATGAATTACCCCATTTATCCCGTCTAGGGTGCTCGAACAAATCGGTCCGTGAGGCAATGAGTATAGCTCATCACGCAGCATTGAATCTTCGTAAGTGGACAGGTGCGTCCGCTCTGAAAGATAGACAAGCTCGATCAGCTTCAACTTTTCAATGCATCCGTCAGCATGCGTAGCGAACCACGCACACAACTGTGCCGCCTTGCGCGACCGGAAACCGATTACCGGCTCGACGCATACCGTGGTCATGCCGCCAACTCCGCCCGCAAGGCGGCCGCTAGGGCCGCCGGCGGAATGCCATCCGCCTCAAGTTCAGTCGCGCGCCGGGCGAGAGCGGCTTCGGGCACGGCCAACTCTTGGGCTAAGGTCGCCCATGGTCCGCCGCCGCCCGGCAAGCAGCCGGTGGCGGCGGCCGAGCCGACGTGGCCGGCGCCCCATGGCGTGGCTTTATCCTGCTGCGCCCGCGCGACCACCTGCCGCATTAGGTCGAGGTCGGCGAGCCGTCCTGGATCATCCTCAAATACAATATCTGGCCCGCACATCGGCCGCGCAAGCCTCCCCCTAACGATGAAACTTCCATCCTCAAAGGGCACTATCTGAAGAATAACTAAGTCCAGCCATTCTTTCGTCACGCGAGGACTAATCGCTTGTCTCAGCCATTCGACAGCGGGCTGTTGGACTGCCATGTTAGCTGGATCGGCAAGATCTTCTAAGACGAGCCGGCGCCAAGCATAAAGGCGCTGGCGAAACGCGAACACCTCCGCCTTCGTACCGTGGTTACTGTCAAAGGTGTCAAGGCGACTGGGTAGAGCCGCGAGTCCTCGCATATACCAGAGCATATCCGTCTTGGTGTCTTTCCAGTTCAAGCGGCGGTGGTGTGAGCGAGTGGGCATTGGCGTAACTCCAGAGAGGTCGCCGCGATGGGCGGCGGGGTTGATATGGGCTGGACGCGGGATGGTGTCAATAGACGTGGCGCGCTGGGTGCGCTGGGGCGATCGTTTACCGTCATGGGCTGTCCTGGTCTGTCGATATCTGTCGGACAGCTTGCCCACCCCCCCCCCCCCAGTGGCACACCC